CATAATCTACTTACCTTTTTCTATAAAAAAATTATAAATATGGCTTGTAATATAACAAATGGAAGAAGTTTAGCTTGTAAATCAGGAGTTGGTGGATTAAGATTCATCTTCTTTTCTAATTATAGCAACACAACAAGAGATTTAGCAGTATCTGGAGATGGAGAAGTTACTCTTGATGGCTCAGTTGATTTTTTTAGATATGATTTAAAAGGTAATTCATCTTTAGAAACAGCCATAAACTCTTCTAGGGAAAATGGAACAACATTTTATGAAAGCACATTGAATGTTACTTTACAGTTTTTAGACAAAGCAACACAAGAGCAAGTTAAATTACTTGCACACGGCAGACCACAAGTAGTCGTACAAGATTATAATGGTAATGTTTTCTTGTTAGGAAAAGAACACGGCTGTGATGTAACAGGTGGTACAATGGTAACAGGATCTGCGATGGGCGACTTGTCAGGATTTACTTTAGTATTGACTGCACAAGAAACTAACCCACCATTCTTCTGTGCTGCTGCACCAAGTGATGATGCTACATCACCGATTGCACCAAACTAGAAAAAGGTTATGGATAAGAAAGACCTCTACATAGTAGGGGTTTTTTTTTATATCTATACAAAATAGCTTAATTATTTCGATATATAAGTATGAAAGTATTGACAACGAGTTCATCTGCTCAGAATATTGATGTGATACCAAGAACATATTCATCATCATATACTTTAAAATTAAGAGACACAAGTAAGAACAAAGAAGTATTTTCATCAAGTGTGAGTGCTACTACAAATGGTAATTTTAAAAGATTATCAGCAACTATAAGTCCTGTTTTAAAAGAGGGTAGATATTATGATTTGACTTTACTTAGTGGTAGTGCCATAGTTTACAAAGACAAGATATTCTGTACAGACCAAACTATTAATCAAAGTATCAATAGTTATTATGATATTAACAATGGAGAATATACCTTTGATGAAACAAGTGGCTCACACGATAATGATTACATAATAGTATGAACGATTTAAGATTTATAAATTTAAGTAGTTACACAACTCCTAAGGTTGTTGAATATAGAAACAAAGAGTGGATTGGTTATGGCGAGGATAATAATTATTTTCAATATCTAATAGACAGATATAATGGTAGTCCTACGAACAATGCTATAATAAATGCTGTATCGGCTATGATTTATGGTAAAGGTTTAGATGCTACCGATTCCAATAGAAAACCAGATGAATATGCAAAAATGCTTTCATTATTTAATAATGATTGCACAAGAAAGTTATGTTATGATTTAAAATTAATGGGACAATGTTCTTTGCAAGTTATCTATTCAAAAGATAGAAACACGATTGCACAAGTAGAACATTTTCCTGTTGAAACTTTGAGAGCTGAAAAGGCAAACTCAAAAGGAGAGATAGAAGCATATTACTATTTTAAAGATTGGGCAGAGTACAAACCATCAAGTAAGGCAAAAAGAATACCTGCTTTTGGTACAAGTAATGAAGCCATAGAAATACTTTATATAAAACCATATAGAGCAGGATATTATTATTATAGTCCTGTTGATTATCAGGGTGGATTGCAATATGCAGAGCTAGAAGAAGAAGTTGGTAATTTTCATCTTAATAATATTATGAATGGTATGTCTCCAAGTATGCTAATAAACTTTAACAATGGTGTGCCAAATGAAGAAGAACGTGAACTTATTGAAAGACGTATTTACGAGAAATATTCTGGCAGTTCTGCAGCTGGCAAATTTATCATAAGTTTTAACGATAATGCAGATACACAAGCGAGTATTGACCCTGTTCAGTTGTCTGATGCACACCAACAATATCAATTCCTTAGTGAAGAAAGCACAAGAAAGATAATGGTCTCACATCGTATTGTATCTCCTATGCTTATAGGTATCAAAGACCAATCAGGTCTAGGTAACAATGCCGATGAGTTAAAAACTGCATCTATATTATTAGATAATACTGTAATAAGACCATTCCAACATTTACTTATAGATTCATTCAATCAGATATTAGCATATAATAAAATATCTCTTAAACTATATTTTAAAACGCTACAACCATTAGAGTTTACAGATTTACAAAATGTAGAGGATGAAGAAACAAAAGAAGAAGAAACAGGTGTAAAACTCAAACAAGAAGATTTATCAGATGAAGAATTTGATATCATATTAGATGAGCTTAGAGGAGAGAAAATTTCAAATAGATGGGAAGAAGTAGATGCAAGAGAGTACGATTCAGAGAATGAAGATATAGAGGTCTGGGCAGACAAAAACATTGAAAGCAAAGAACAACAATTAGAAAAGAAAAGTATTGATAGTAAAAAAAGTGGATTTAGTTATTTAGACAAATCTCTTTATAAAGTAAGATATAAATATTCACAAAAATATTCAAGTGGTAAATCGAGACAGTTTTGCAGAATTATGATGGCAAGAAGTCAAAGAGGAGTAGTTTATAGATTAGAAGACATTGACAAAGCTAGTAGAGCTGGTGTTAATAAATCTTTTGGACACAAAGGCAAAGCATACGATTTATTTAAATACAAAGGTGGAGTGAATTGTGGACATTTTTTTAGTGAGGTATTGTATAGGTTGAAATCTAAGACAATGAAAAAGAAAATACAAAACTATGATGAAGTTAAAAGCATACCGAAAAGTTATAGACCAACACCTGCTGGTCATAAGAAAGCTAAAGTAGCACCAAAAGATATGCCTAATAATGGACATCATCCAAATTTTAAGTAAAATATGGCAACAGCGTTATTTATAAAACCGATAGATTTAAAAAGAAACTCAATTATTGATGGTAATGTTGATGTGGACAAGTTTATTGGATTTGTCAAAATCGCACAAGAGATACACATTAGAAACTATCTAGGAACAGATTTATACAATAAAATAAGTGCTGATATTATCGCAGGTAGTTTAGCAGGTAATTATTTAAACTTAGTGAATGATTTTATACAACCTATGCTTATACATTTTGCTATGGTTGATTATTTGCCTTTTGCAGCTTATCAAATCAAAAATGGTGGTATAAGCAAACACGTTTCAGAAAATGCAGAAAGTGTAAGTAAGGATGAGGTAGATTACCTAGTAGCAAAGCATAGAGATATTGCAGAATATTATACAAGAAGATTTATTGATTATATGAGTTTTAATCAGAGTTTATTTCCAGAATATACTAGCAATACAAATGATGATATACACCCAGATAAGGATGCTCTTTTCAATGGTTGGGTATTATGAAATATAAGGTAAAGAAAAAAAATATTGAAAAATTAATAACATATTTAAAAGTCAATGGCAACATTAACAAACACACAAATATCAGTAACGTATGTAGGGTTATTAAAAACAAGTGCTAACACAGTTTTAACATCCACAGCTCAACAAATCACAGATGGCGATGGTAACAATAGTATTTTGTTTTTATCAACTGCTGGTGTGGGTATTGGTGGTAGCCCTGCAAGTGGCAAAGAATTAGATGTTACAGGTAATGTAAAAATCACAGGAGACCTTATTATTGACAACATAACAATAGATGGCTCTACAATTACAAACGATACAGGAGACCTCACGATAGTAAACACAGCAGATGATGGCGATATTATATTTCAAAGTGATGATGGTAGTGGTGGGGTAGAAACTTATTTTAAACTTGATGGGGGAGATAGTAGTGCAAATCCTTTGACACTTTTTCCTGATAATGCGAGAGCTGGTTTTGGTGCAAGTGCAGATTTAATTATATATCACGATTCATCAAACTCTTATATACAAGAACAGGGAACAGGCGATTTGAGAATTACTACAAGTGGTGGTGCAGTTAAAATTAAGAAAGATGACACAGAGGATATTGCTACCTTTACACCTGATGATGCAGTCGAGCTATATCACAATGGTGACATAAAATTTGCTACACTTAATTCTGGTGTAAATGTACAATCCACAGGACAAGCAACATTAACAATTACACACTTACCATCATCTGCTGATTTTGCTATTAGAGTTGATTCAAATGGTAAAGCAAAATTATCATATTCTAGTGGTGGTTTTGAATTAGATAATCAAGCTAACGCTGTTTTTTCTTTTGATAGTCCAGGTAATGCAACATTTGTTGAGAATGTAAGTTTACTTGATAGTAAAAAACTTAAGATAGGCACAGGCGAAGATTTACAAATCTACCACGATGGCTCTGATAGTTATATACAAGATACAGGAACAGGAGATTTAAGAATCGATGCAAGTAAATTAAGAGTAAGAAAATCAGATGGCTCAGAAACTTTAATAATTGCAACAGAGGATGCAGGTGTTGAGTTGTTTCATAATGATAGCAAAAAATTTGAAACTACTGCTGGTGGTGTTTCAATCACAGGTACAATAGATTCAACAGGAACAATATCAGTTACAGGTGCTAGTAGTAACATAAAAGTTGGTACTGATACAGGTAAAATTATGGCAGGTGCTTCAAATGACTTGCA